TCTAGGGGTCGCTCCATCTAGCCAGGCTAATTTCAATTTTATATCGGTACTCGCAGTCTGTTGCCCGTCTCCCGCAGTAGTTCCAGAACTTCTTTTAATTGAGTTTTCAAGAATAGCTTTAACGTTTGATCCGCCTGAAGTCGTGTAATAAAAAAGTCGTGCGCTACCTGAATAACTACGAATACCATCAGTGATTGTTCGATCAGTGTCAGCCATTGAAGTCGTTTCAATGACTGCTTGATTAACAGAAAAGCTCCAATTCTGAACTTTTGCAGCTTTATTTGTCTCAGTGCCTATATATAAGGCACCGTCTCTACCTGTATAGAAACCAGCCACATTCCCAAAGAACAAACATTATTTTTATTATATGGGTGCATCTAGGCAACCGACAAAACTACAACTAACATTACTTATTCCTGGATAGACACTTGTCACCGTTGGAGGAGAGGAATATCTCCACTTCAAGCCCTTTCTAGTTGTCCCATCTCCTCCTGTAAGATCCGTTCCAACAATCTCTTTTTCCAATAAACTGCCTGACCCTGACCCCTCTATTCCTGCTGCTCCAGTCTCCATAGTGAACTTAACCCAACTCCAGTCAGCATTAACATCATCGTAATTTTGAATAATTAAACCTGCCTGACCATCTGTAATATTAGAGAACCCTAGAGTCAATGTTGCGTTAACTCGTTTATTACCAAAACGTAAATGAGTTTTTGTACCATCTAACGATTCAAACGTGGTACTTGGGTACGTTCCAGGGTTATAACTTCTGGAAGTTGGCTTAATATCAGGAAAATCAACAGAACTAGCCATTAAACAATTGGATCAAACAACGGGTCAGAAGAAGACTCCCATCTCTGTAGCATAGCCAATTTGCTTCCGTCTAATTCTGCATACGATCCAGAAAGTTCTATCAAACCATCTTCTCCGAAAGTGATACTTTCAACTTTGTAACATTGGTCAGAAGCTTCAGCTTCCTTAATCGTAAACAAAGAACCCCTATATTTTGCAGGTAATAGGTTAGAGAAATTCTCAGTATCTTCTTGCACAATTGATTGTTCTGGATTCCACCAATAGAATGTCTTGCTACCGCTTATTGTGTCTTTACTAACAACCTTTCCGTTCTCAAGAATTGCTCCATTATTAAATCTTTGAACATGTTGAGTTGTTGAAAATACTCTTATGTAATCGCCAGGTTGAACACCGTTTATAAAATGAGGTGCAGTCTTAAATGTAATTGTGTGATCTACAAATTTTCTAGTCGCTAAGATAAGTTTTCCAAAGGCACTAGCATGACTAAGACTAGTACAGAAACCCGTTAAATCATACGTTTCTATTGGGTCGTCATTATATTCTGTTCCATGTAGTCGAATGATTTTAGATTCAATTTCTGGAAACCCATTTTCTTTTTCAGTTCTATAAAGAACATTTGCTTTAAATGTTTGTCTATCTTCAGGACTAAGGAAAGCTACTTGTAAATCTTTAATATTACCATCAGTAAACATTGCTTTAATAACAACATCTTTGTCATTCTTCATCTCATAAGTATTGCTATCAAAAGGAACAGCAGGATGTAAACTAAATTGACCTCCAACAATTGTAAAATCTAGTAAACAATAAATCCCTTGTTCAAATATAAATTCTCTTAAATTAACCCTGTTTGACATAACGCCATCCCAGAAAAAATTATTAGCCTTACAAAAATTAGCTGCAATAGTCATATTTGCTTCATTTACAGAATCAGCATTGATAACAGCACCAGCCCCTATTTTCTCATCTGTTAATAACGCATAAGCAATTTCTGGAAATAAACTTGTTGATCTATCTGCTCCACCTAGTAAACTTTTAACCTTTATTCCTTTCTTAAAGTAAGCGGAAAACTGACTAAAGTTTGTCCACTCTTTAGAGCTATTAATCCTCAATCCTGCATAAGCTAAATCTTCATAAGTAGCCTGATCTATTGTGTCTTTCACTATCTCGTTAACGTATGTTATCTGATGTTCTGGGCCTTCTAAATGGCTAGATTGATCTCCTTCGTATTTCCAAAAATCAGCAGCAGCATCATAAACATTTAATTCATGTTCTATGTCATCGCTATATCTTCTGTTACTAGATTCAACAGTTAAAGTTAATGCTAGCTCTGGAACAAGAACGCTACCGCTATAACTTTGAGCAGGGATCATAACTATATCTTTGTCTGTGTAATTAGACCCTGGATCAACTAAATCCCAAATTGCATACCATCTATCTTTATCAGGTAAATTTGTCCATACTGTTAAATTAATTTTTAAACCAGAAGCACTATTATTTCGAACACTTCTATTAACAACAGATAAAGACGAAGAAGTGATAACAGGCGTTGCGACTGTCCCATATTGTTCTGTCTTCTTTACTGAATACCAATTTGATTTTCCGAAAACTAAAGCTACAGGTTCAAACTTTCCACCAAACCCAGATCCATCATCTTTAGTGTAATGCCAAACCACTTGATTTAAATCTGAACCTTGATAATTATTCTGAATAGGGCCATTCCATTCAGGACCAGTAAAACCTTGAATATTTGGAGTTACATCACTGGGATTAATATATAAACTCCATCTTGTTTTTCCTGCTGATGGAAAATTATCAAAACGAACAATAATAGTGTCGTGATATGGCCCCTCAAACCCTGGATAATCACGATGAGATGCCTTCGTCCATCTTTCTACAACTGGAGAAGTCGAAGGAAGATTAGATGAAGACGGATCATCATAATTAGCTGCATGATCTCTATTGAAACCAGTAACCGTACTAGATGATCCCGCCAATAAATTTTTACTTGGATGTCCTAAATTCCACTCTGAATTACTTAAAACACTTTTAGTTAAAGGATAATTTCTTTTTCCTGCAAATTTAACAGTAAAGCCATTAGATGAGAACTGCTCTAACTCACCTACAGTTCTTGCTTTATTTGCATTTAACAAACAAACTCTAACTTTTGGAGCAAATATATTATTTTCAAGGGCAATTACATCTTTTATTACGTCATTACCAGGCCAAGGGAAGAATCTAAATTCATATTGACCTCTATTATGGTCTATTCTTATATAATTATATTGAAATTCAGGAGTATTTCCTTTAACACAAAATAAACCAGAATGACTAGAGTTGTTTGTGGCATCAGGCTGCAACCATGTCCATTCATCATTAACTTTTACTTGTAATTTAAAAAAGCTAAATCTAGTTATATATTTATTAATTTGTCCTAAAGTCAAAGTAGATCTATCATCATAAACTGCATAGATATCGTCTTCTTCAGGTTTACTATTTACATTTGCAAAAGTCATTTGTTTATAAACTTTTGACTTAATTCCTATCTCAGTAATATCACATCTTCTATTATTAGAAATTGTTCCTAAAGTTGCTTTTTGTAGTGCATACCTTATATGTGGCTCGTATAATTCATTATAATTTTGCTCGTAATAAAAATGATCATCTGCGTCTAATCGAGCTGGCCTAACAGTAAAGAACTTACCGTTTGTATCCCAATTGGGATTACTAATATGATTAGCTAAATGACCAGAAGGACTAGCATGGTATCTACCTTCTTCTATCACTTCAAAGATATACTCCCTTGTAAAAGTTCCAGACCAAGGAACCCCTTCCCAAATTTGATCTAACTCATCTATTTGACGACAATTAACTAAAGCTGTTCCTGCCATATATTGTTCATCTTCTGTAATTGCAGCATCAACAGTTTCTCTAATTGTTTTTGTTGCAGCATTAACATCATCAAGCCCATGAGGTTCCATTGTTAACCTCTTGGTATTTATATCTTGTTGATAACCATCTCCATCGTATAAATTTTCATCTAAATCACCGCTACCTAATAGTTGATATGTAATGGTAGTTCCTTTTGTTAAATCACTATCGCCTTCTTTTTGAGAAGCATTTCCACCAGTAATAAAGCCTGCTCTCATAGGCCACGATCCAAGAAGTTTTCTTCTCTTTTTAAATGTTATTCTTCCTGCCGGTCTACCATCATCTGTATCTGTATTACTAGGAGTTCTAACTAATTCATAAGGTAATTTGTAATACGTCATATTAGGCATTGGGTTACTTAATCCAAAAGATGCCTGTGTTGTTGGATTTCTTGTTCCTGAAAAATATCTTTCATTATCAACTCTGAAAATATTTGTAGTATCTCCTGTGAATATTCCACCAGAAGTTAAGAAAGGAATATTGTCTCCGTCTTTATAAATCTTTTTTGCATGGTAATTATTAATCAATAAATCTCCTATTGCATATCCATCAAATTCTGGTTCTTCGTCTATTTCACCTAAAGAGAATAAACCAAGTAATTTTAGTTGTTGATAACTACCCAAGCTAACAAGTTGTGACCACATTAATTGAGAATTAACCCTTATGCCACCTCTAGTGTTCTGAGTTCTATTTGTAAAAACAAGAGGAATTAAATCACCTAAATTTGCTAAATCTTGAACGCTGTTAAAACTAAATTGAGGAGCAAAACGCTTAAGACCTGCCATATCAGCAGTCCTTTCGTTTGTCCCTTGCTTCATGCTTGGGGGTTTAGGTGTTAAAAGATATGCAGCAACACTTAAAGAAACACCAAGAACAATTTGACCTAAAAATGTTAAGCCCTGTCCAGCAACATAAAGTTCAACTCCACTTGCATAAATACTGGGAATAACTCCATAAGCTTCTGGTCGTTCTTTTATTTTTGCTGCTACACCCTCTAAAAATTGAAAATATTCCTCTTCTGTTAATCCTAGGAGGTTACAGAGATCGGCTTCCGTTGGAAGTAACACCCTGCGAGTGAAAGGGCTTCTAGCGGAGACCAAAGCACCACCTGGCTTTCTAATGTCTTTCGGTAACTCAGCCATCCGTCCTCGTAATAAGCAGCCATACCATAGGAATCATCTTCGCTATGACATAAACCAATTGTTCCTAGTTTAGGGGGTGATTCAACTCCCCACCGATTTAATTCTTCAAAAAAGATACTATAGTCTTTTCTTTTTAATCTTCGATACCAATCACGCTCTCCTTTTGGAACAGTAAAACCATAATGACCTAATACTGTACGAACCAAAGACAGGCAATCACCAGTTCCATGCCTTATAGGATCCGACCCTAAACGATATTCAAGCCCTATTAATTCATAAGGCTTCAAAGATTTTGTAATTGAGCTGTCAAAGGAAGATGAGCACACCTTCTCTTGGTCAAAGTTTGTTGTGGAGCGTTTGCACCAACAGCATCAATAGCAGAACTTAACAACAATTCAATTGATCCTGGATCGTATCTCATGCCAGCAGCTAACCAATATTCACCAGTTAATCTGCCTTCATTCTTTGCAGCAGTATCTTTATTGAAATCAGCAGTCATTAGAAAAGTTTCAACCTGTATATAATATTTTTGTTCTATAAAATCTTTTACATAAGACATACTCAAAGGATTATTAGCAAGGATGATTGACGCTTCTAAGTTATCCCCTGACCTATTCATTGCTGCTCCTTGATAAATAAAGGACAAAAAGTCATATCCATCAATAGCAGTATGTTTTCCATTTTGGAATTTATGCTCTACTGTTCCATCTTTTTGCTTGACGGTAACAAAAGCAGTTAAGGCAACAACAGTCATTACATTCCTAACCTCGATCTAGCACTTCTACTGTTTCTTAATGTGGCTAAGGTTCGACCTTCTCCAGCTTTAGCACCTTGAGATGTAGCAGTTGCAATGATTTGACCGACAGCAGACTTAGGCACATAATCCTCACTGTTGAACGAAAGTATAGGACCAGAATATGAAACAGTTGTAGAACTACCACCTGCTGCTCCACCAGAAGAGGAACCAGTACCAGGAATTACAGCTTCACCTCTAGCACCTGCTGAATAGCGTTGCATACTTGAAGCCATCTTTGATGCAGGGATTATGTATTCGTCTTCTCCAGCTTCTCCTACGAGTCCTAGAGTTGGTCGTGTTGCAACTCCACCAGAAGCAAATGCTTGGAAACCTCCTCTTTCATAACCTCCTTCTGCATTTAATTTAAAAGCAGTAAAGATTGCTTTCTGAAGCATCATGCTTGCAATCTGTTTCGCAATACCAGCAAGTGATTCTCCTAATGATTTAGTGCCATCAATTAACCCCATAATTGCGTCAGTCATGCCTGTTGCAATTGTTTCTTTTATCTTTTTCCACTGTTCTTCTAGCTTCTTAGCGTTTTTAGCTTCTTCTTTTAATTGCCCATTCTTTTCTACTAATGTAATTACTTGATGTGCATAACCAAGTCCTATTTTGTCTACTATTTTTTCAATTGTTTGTTGTTGCTTAATCTCTTCTTCATTACCATCTATTTTCCCTTGTAATAAATTATTTTCATTTTGTAATTGAGTTAATACATTTTCAGCTTCATCTTTTTTCTTCTGTCTAAACGCATCTATTTTTGTTTCTAGTTCAAAATTAACTCTGTTTATATCTAAAATTTTACCTGCTATTATTGCCTCTTCTTCTTTAGAACCAGCTTTTACATTAGACATGTCTGTATTAAATTTACTTTGAATTTCAGCTATTTGTTTTTCTGCTCCCAATCTCAATTCAAGCTCTTTATTTTCAGCTATTTTTGCTTGTACAATCTTTTTATCTATTCCTAATACAGCAGCTTTAAGTTCATTTTGTGTTTCTAATTTTGCTATTACTTGTTCTTCTTGTTCGTTTATCTTTTTCATTTCTTTACCAAACTCTGTAGTTATTGCAGCTCTTTCTGTAATTCTCTTATTCATAAATTTACCTTCTAAGTTTGCTAAATCAGCAGCAGGAAGACCCTGATGCTGTACCCGTAAATCTCCTAGTTGACTTTTTGTTTCTGCATCAAACCCTAAAAGCTTTTTACTAAGTCCTCCTCGTGCTCTTGCCCTTTTATCAGAGAAAGTATTACCTGTAGGCATAGCAGCAGTAATTTTCAACTGTTCCGCTAAAAGTGTTGCATTATTTTCAAACTTTCTACCTAGTTCAGTTGCTTTAGCTATTGACTCTTGTAATGCAGGGTTTAAACCATCCATGACAGCAGCCACAGACTCATTCAACCCAGGAACCCAACTTCCTATCCATACAAGACCTTGTCTTAGTAATCCAAGAGTTTCATTCCAGCCTTTAAATATTTCAGCCACTAATCGTATAACAAGACCTAAAGCAGCAATAACTGGACTTGCAATAATTCCTAAAAACGCACCAACAGAACCCACAATGTCATTCCATGCGGATTTAAGAATGTTGACAGCGTTATTTACGTCTTGAAGAGATCCAGCAGAAGCTCCTGTTTGATTTTGAACCTGCTGTGCTGCCAAAGCTCTTGCCTTTTCTATATTTCCTGCTCTTGTAAGAAGAGTTATTTGAGTTTGCAGTTCTGCACTTAAACGGACACCTGATTCAACCAAGTCATCCATACTTAACGAACGGAGAGACTCACCTAGTTTTGCTGCTTTTTGAACAGCAGTATCCATCATTGTTCCTATCGCACTACCGAGAATTTGAGCACCAAATCCAGGCATACCCATCTTGTTTCCAAGTAACGCACCACCAACACCACCACCAACAGAACCAACTCCTCCTCCAAACAAGAGAGGGAAACCAGCTCCAAGCATTAAATTCTCTTTTTGTCTTCCTGCTGCTTGTTCTTGCCTGTGTTTTCTATCTGCTGCTCGTTCTCTATTTTTAATTTTGCGTCTTAACAATAGATGTGATATTTGCTTCTTACGTTCTGCTGCTGCCGCCGCATCTGCTTTTAATTGCTCTGCGTGTTCCTGAGCTTTTATTGTTTTTGCCTTAAATGCGTCTAATGCTCTTTTATTATCTGCTTGTTCTCCAGTTGTTGCTTTACCTTGAGCTTTAAGCAATAAATCATTAATTGCTCTTTGTTCTGCGGACTGTGCTTTCATAGCAGCAGCAAGTTTTATAGCTCCTTGTCTTGCTTGGTCTGTCGTATGATGAAAATCTTGCATCTGCTTTTTAGCATTAGCAACGTGCATAGTTAGCTCGTTTAACGAACCTCCAACAAGCATATTTTTGAAGGCTTGAGTCGTATTCTCGATCTCAATCTTCATATTCCTTATTCCACCCGTCATCCCTATAAGGGTTTCTTGAGTAGAACGACCAAGATTCTTTAACCCACCAGTAACTTTTATTAATCCCTGCGATATTCCAAGTATTGAAGAAACAATTTGTGGGCCAAAACCCATCATTGCAGCAGCGATCAACGTCCATTGACCACTAACTCCAGCAAGAGTCGCTTTTAAAGCACCTCCAGCAAGACCAACTTTTCCTATACCTATCGCAGCAGAATTAAACATACTTCTGCTAAATCCCTTAGAAAAACTTTCGGCTGCGTTACTTGCGGACTTAGCAATACCTTTAAAGGCACTAGAAAAGCCCATATCCTTTCCAAGAACTTTATTTAATTTGTCCGCACTATCTCTCATATTGCTGAGACTTTTCTCTACACCAGATAAATTCGTACTATTTATCCTATTTAAACTACTTTGAACTTTATTTAAGCCTTTAGCGACCTCAGAAGTATTCTTATTTATTCCCTTTAAATTATCTGCCAACTTATTCAGTTGGTTCAGATTCTTGACAACAATATCAATTTTGGTTTCTAAGCTCACGATCCATCGCTTCTTTTCACTTTAGTTTACCTACGTCTGCGGTTTTTTCGCATTTCTTCTTCCTGATCTTCGTTTAAAACTTGAAAATAAGCACTCCATCCAATAATTTCTTCCATCGTCATCTGACGTATCTCCGCTAAAGACTTTCCTAATTCTTTAGCAATACCAAACTGAAGCATCAGTAAATTATCTTTACGAAGCTCCTTGCTTAGCTCTTTGGGTCTAGTTGATCCTCATCGTCTGTAATCACAGCAAGCATTAACTTTTGCAAGTCAGCATCCTTAACTTCGTTCTTTAAAACGTCAATTTCTCCAAGATTAAACAATCTTTGACCAGTATCATCTTGTGCTTTTGTCATTAAAAGTCTTAATGCAAATTCATTAGCATCATCAGATTTAGCTCCCTTTTGTGCTCTTTCTCTTTCTGCCATTGTTAATGGTGTAACCCACATCTCAAATACAGATCCATCAGATAATTCAACCTCTTTTTTAACTGCATCTAAATTTGCAGCTTTCTTTAAACGATCTACAGCTCTCAATCCTGATCGAGAAGGTTTAGGACTAGTTGTCATAAGAAAAATGGATACAGAATTATTCTAACCTAATAAACAATAAAAAACCCTGCACTAGGCAGGGTTAATTGGAACATTCCGTGTCCCAAGACTATTATGTAGAACTTAGGTCGAAAGCAGGGAGACTTGCTGGACGGAAGTTAACTGTTACTTCTTGAGCATCGTCAGGGTTAACACTGAAGCTTGCAGAAGTTAGCGTTGCATCAAAGCTAATTGAACGACTAAGAGTATCACTAACGTTGCCACCACTAAATACACGGTCTGTATAAAGTTTGAACGCTGCACCAACTTGCTGACGTTGAAGAACGTCTTCTACCAATCTGTTCGATAGGGCTGAGTCTTCGTTTGTCATATATGTAGAAGCAGTACCAGAACCATCACCAAATCCAGCGATGTAAGTTCTAAATGGAACATATTGACCAGGAGCTTGACCAATTGTTGTTACATCGATCTCAGCTCTTTCAATTTCAAATGTCCACTCTCTTACTTGTCCGATAGAAGCAAAATCGTTGTAATAAACTTGAAATTCGTTAGGAGCTGCTGCTGTTCC